CCGATACGATTTATGTTTTCGATTGCTATAAGAAAGAGGGGGAAATTCCAGCGGTCCATGCAAGCGCCATAAAGTCCAGAGGAAAAAATATCCCAATGGTTTACCCCCACGATGGGGACGCCACCGAGAAAGGCAGTGGCAGGACGCTTGCAGAAATGTACGTTGAAAATGGCGTTCTAATGATCGGGCGATTCACAAACGCGGACGGCACCAACTACGTCGAACCCGGTTTAATGGAAATGTTAGAGCGGTTCCGAACCGGCAGATTACAGGTGTTTAGCAACCTCACGCCTTGGTTTGAGGAATTTCGCCGTTACCATCGCAAAAAGGGAAAAATCCACAAAGATTTCGACGATTTAATGGACGCCACCCGCTACAGCGCTATCTCCGTTACCAGGTTTGGGCAAAACGAAACTGAGCAGCAGCAACTAACCAACAGAACAGGATACACCTCGAATGAATACGATTATTGATGAAGATGAGTTGCTAACGGTTTTAGAGCGCAACATTGACGCGTCGGACACGTACACCAACAGCGAAGTTGGTGAGCAGCGGGACAAGGGCCACAAGTATTACTACGGTGAGCCCATGGGGAACGAGGTCCGTGGCAGATCGCATCATGTGAGCATGGACGTGTTCGACGCGGTCGAGGCGGTAAAGGCCATGATGCTGGAGACGTTTTCCGCTGACCGCAACATATGCCGTTTCGACGCTCAGAGCCCTGAAGATGCTATGGGCGCCAGGATGGCTACTGTTTGGACGAACTATAACTTCTACCGACAGAACGACGGATACAAAATTCTAACGGATGTTATTCACGACGCGTTGGTAGCTAAGACCGGAATCGTTAAGCGGTACTGGAAGTCCGATTACAAGTACGAGGAAATGGAGTTCCAGGGAGTGTCTGAGGACGATTTCAACGTGATGATGTCGAACCCTGAACTTGAGCTCATGGAGATCCAGGAGGAGATGGTCGAAGGGATGGACGAGCAAACAGGCATGGCGTATAGCCAGATGACGCTTACAGGTACAGCGCGGCGCAGGCTTAACACAAGTAAGGTTTGTGTTGAGACTGTGCAGCCCGAGGATTTTTTGATCAACCCGAGAGCAAAGACTGTTCAAGACTCAGACTTTTGCTCGCACCGAATGGCCCGTACTCGTGGTGAGCTTTTAAGTGAAGGGTTTGCAGAAGAAGTGGTTGCCAAGCTAGATGAGGAGGACGCGCTCAAGGAGGACGGGTCCATTGGCCGCGACTCTGTGGACAGCTTTAGGCATGACCGCCTTGGGTTAGACGATAGCCACGACAGGGTCTACGTCACGTTATACGAGTCATATATAAAGAGGCACGATCCTGAGCTCAACGCGTGCGTTTTTTATAAATGCCTGCACTCTAGGCACACAATGCTGGACACAGAGATCGTGAGCGAGATGCCCTTCCGCACCTTTACGCCCTTCCCGTTACCTCACAGATTTTATGGTATGAGCCTGGCCGACGTGCTCGTTGACCTACAGAAGACGATGTCTTCACTAAAACGAGGCGTGGTCGATCATTTGATGCTAACCACAACTTCTCGTTGGGTTGCCAACTTGTCATTAGTCAAGAACCCACGCGACCTGCTAGACAATCGGGTCGGTGCGGTTGTTGACGTTATGTCGCCAAACCCCGAGAGCGTGGTACGGCCATTGCCCACACCCCAGCTAAACGGAAATGTTTACACGGCAATTGAGAATTTCGAGCAGGAGAAAGAGGCTCGATCAGGCTCCAGCAGGATGAGCCGAGGAATGGACACAACCGCAATAAGCAAACAGAACTCTAGCGACTTGATTAATACGTTCATGAACGCCTCCAACCGGCGAATCATGGTGATGTGTCGCAATTTTGCTGAGAACTTCCTAAAGCCCTTAATGGAAGACATCTATCGACTTGGTGTCGAGTATGAAAACGAAGAGAAGATGCTCCAGCTAGATGGGCGCTTTGTCCCTATAAACCCCGCGATGCTTGGCGACAGAACCGAAATGTCTGTTGCGGTGGCGCTGACCCCTGAAGAGCAGGCCCAAGAAGCTCAAATGCTTTTGAGTCTAGATCAGCAGTTCACTATGAACCCTCAAGACCCAACGCTTGGTGGCCTGTATGGGCAGCAACAGCGGCACGCGATGATCTCGAGGGCATTCGAGCTTCTAAACATAAAAGAGGGAGCGGCGTATTTGGTAGACCCAAACGCAGAGGAGTTTCAACAGCAGCAACAACAGCAACAACAGCAGCAAGAAGAAGCCCAGGCGCGTCAGGAAGAAGTAGAGAAATTCCACGCAGGCATGACAGCTCGCCAGGTGGCTGTCTTAGAGGGTCAGTTAGAGCTCGACGTAATCAAAGAGCAGAACCGAATGCTCCTGGAGCTCGAAAAGCAAGAGTTCACCGAAGAAGAGAAAGAGGCTCGGCTAAATTTGGACACCGAAAAGATGCTTCATGACATGGAGATCCAGGAAGCAGAGCTGGCTCTGGAGAAAACACAAAACAGGAACGTTTCAATTGGAAACTGATTTAAAACGATTCGACAAATTCTTGAACGGCGCCAAGGCGCGAAAGGCGCCAAAGATTCACAGTAAGCAGGCGCTGAAAGAATACCTGGCTTTTAAGGCGCAGACCTCTGCGCCAGCGGAGCCACCCGCCAATAAGGCAAAACCAAAGCAACCTCACGAAAAGGACTTTATCGCATGAACGACATTGAGCAAGAAGACATAAACGAAATCGCAACGAAGGCAAACGCGGCGCAGATGGCAATCAGCTCCCCGATTTTTAACGAAGCGTTTCAGATGATGAATCAGGGGATCGTCGAACAAATTATTCAAACACCCGCTGAAGCAACTGTAGAGCGCGAGCGATTGTACTCGATGTATAAGTCAGGGCAGTTGTTTGTGCAGCAATTTGCTACATTAATCAACAACTTAGAGTTGCGTAATCAACAGACAGGTGAGTAAAATGGCAGAAAACAACATAGAGCCATCAGAGCAAACCGCAACGGACTCTGGTGATTCAAACATGATCGAAAGATTGACCGCCCTCCTGGAGTCCGACTTAGAGTCGGAACAACCTGAAGAGCAAAGCGAACTTGATCAAGAGGCCGACCAGGCCGACACAGTGGACACGGAGTTTGAAGATGTACCCGAAGATGAAACCGACGCGGACGAGGAGGTCGAAGACCCAACCGAAGACCCCGAAGCGGAAGACTCAGAAAAAGAGCTAACTTTTGAAATTGATGGCGAGGTCCATACAGCAGAAGAACTAAAGCTCGGTTTTCTTAGACAAAGTGACTACACAAAAAAGACACAACTAGTCAGCGAGCAACGGAAGGCCTTTGAGGCTCAATCCCAGCAAAACGAAGCGACTATGAGTGCCTTGATGTCCGCAGCAAACGCAGACCTTACACGCTTTCAGGGCGTGAACTGGGAGGCTGTTGCAGTAGACAACCCGGATCAGTACCGGCAGGCCAAAGCGGCCTATGAGCAAACTAAATCGACCTACGACTTTATAAAGTCTCAGGCAGATCAGTTTCAGGCTCAGACACAGCAACAGGATGCCGCGCAACTTAAACAAGACGCGCAGGACTCTCTGACTGTACTGAAGACTCAAATCCCTAATTGGACTAACGATTTATATTATCGAATAGGCGATTATGCTCATAAAAATTTAGGTGTAAGCAGCGAAGAATTTAACAAAGTTGCTGATCATCGAATTATTACCGCTCTACACAAGGCCATGCTTTTTGATTCGGCAAAACAGGTGACGGCTAAGAAGAAACTCAAAGCCAGCGCCACTAAAACTTTGTCAGGCAGTAAAGCTGACTCAAGCACGACTACGAAAACTGAGGGCACACGCAAAGCGCGTGAGCGTCTGAAGAAAACGGGCCGAGTTGAGGACGCCGCCGCTGTCATCTTGAGCAGGATGAAATAACATGCCAACAGTATCAGGTACACTAAAAACCTTCGACCAGGTCGGTAAAAAGATCGATTTCGAGGACGTCATTTACGATATTAGCCCAACGACCACACCTTTCCTTAGCAGTATTGGTAGCTCAACAGCTACAGCAACACTGCACCAGTGGATGCAGGACTCTCTCGCCGCAGTTGGCGCTAACGTACTTGTTGAGGGGGCAGACGCAGGCGCTGCATCAACCGTCACACAAGTTGTTAAAACAGCGAACACGCAGATCTTTGGTAAGGTCGTAGCGACGTCCGGCACAGCAGAAGCGGTAGGCACCTATGGACGCTCTAGCGATTTAGCTCTGGCGATTAGTAAAGCAGCCAAGGAATTAAAGCGCGACATAGAGCATTCGTTTGTTGGTTTGACGCAAGCCGGTACCGCAGGTAACGGAACCACTGGAAGGCAGCTAACATCTGCGGCTAATCAGATTGCATCTGCAACCACAAACACTGCTGGCTCGAATCGTTCATTCAGCGAAGCATTGCTGTTAGACGTTTTAGAAAAGGCGTATAACGAGGGCGGCGAGCCAAATCAGGTGCAGGTAACACCCTCGCACTCGGTTATCGTTGCAGGCTTCGCAGCGGCTTCTGGACGTCAGCGTAACTTTGACACTGGCACCAAGATCGTAAATGTTGTAGACATTTATGTTAGCCCCTTCGGTGAGGTGTCAGTTGTTCCTAACAGATTTTTGCAGGCGAACACTTGCTTAGTTCTGGATACAGAGTACTGGTCACGCGCAGTTCTGCGACCAGCACAAACTATCCAACTTAGCAAAGTCGGTGATTCCGACAAACGTCAAATGCTCACCGAATTAACTTTGGTTTGCGAATCTGACGTTGCATCTGGAAAGATTGACGCTTTGACAGCGTAAAGAACCTCTCGGTCCCCTGAGAGCTAGAGCGCCCTAGACACTTCCTCCGTCTAGGGCGCTTGACCCTTTACTGCGCCCGTAATTACAACCATTAATTGTATCTCAACCAAAGGTGGCGAAATGTCTGACTTAAAAACCCACATCCAGCACGATCAAATGGATGACAAGCTGCACATAGCGCACACGCAGGACGTGACCCCAATTATTGATAGCAACCGCCGAGCGTACAACGACTCAGAGAAGTCTGACAAATGGTCCGATTGGAATCGCGTCGCAAGCATACCGTCAGTTGTGGTCATGGAGTGGATGAAGGAGGGTATAAACGTGATGGCGCCCACATACGAAGACCAAAAGAAAATCAAGAAAAAGCTGAACAGCCCAGAGTACGCATATCTTAGAACCCGCAAAGGCCGACTATGAGCTTATCTACCTATGACGGCCTCAAGCTATCCGTAGCGGATTGGATTAACCGCGAAGATTTATCGTCAGTAATCCCAGATTTTATTGAGTTGGCGGAGAATAGAATATTCCGCGAGCTGCGCGCCCCATCAAACGAAAAGACGGTAGACCTGGTTGTAAGCAACGATGGCTACACCACGGTCCCAAACGATTTGCTCGAAGTTAAAGATCTATTTTGGAACTACCAGCCTCTATCACGGGTAAGCCTTACGCAGCTCCACAGCTACGTTACCCGCGCAGGTCAGGCTCCAGAAATGTTCGCACGAGAGACATACCGATTTCGTCTGTTCCCAGTGCCTACGGTTCTGGGCACCGACAATCTGAAAATGATTTACTACTTCGAGCCTGACAATCTGACTTCAGCAAACGGCACCAACCCCGTATTTTCCACCTCTCCAGATATTTATTTATATGGCACGCTGGTTGAGGCGTCCAACTATCTAGGTGCCGACACGTCCCGATGGGAGGGCGCGTACCAGAGCGCTATGGGCCGAGCGATGCAGCACGCTAAGACCGCAGAGTACGCGGGCGCATCCGCACAAACGCAAGCAGGATACTGAACGATGGCATCATTTTTTGAAAACATTGGCAACAACGCAGCCGTTGACGAATCCGCATTGGCGAGCAAGACAGCCGCCGAAGCCGCCAAAGTCGCAGCAGAGGCCGCGCAAACCGGAGCCGAATCGTCTGCCGCAGCAGCGCTATCATCTGCAAACACGGTAACGACCTCGATCACAGCATCGGCGGCCTCGGCAGCCGCTGCACTTGTTTCTGAGAACAATGCCACAACAAAAGCATCAGAAGCCGCCGCTTCCGCCGCGACATCGACCACAAGGGCATCAGAATCCGCTGCCTCTCAGGCAACATCTACGTCTCAGGCTTCAATTTCCACGACTCAGGCATCTACCTCTACGTCGCAGGCAACAATTGCAACGACGAAGGCTTCAGAGGCCGCCGCTTCCGCTACCACAGCGGCCACTCAAGCGAACACGAGCACGAGCCAATCGACCATTGCAACGAATAAAGCTGCTATCGCCACTGCGCAGGCTGCTACCGCGACCACTCAGGCATCTACCGCCACAACGAAAGCGTTAGAAGCCGCTGCATCGCAGGTGGTCTCGACCACGAAAGCAAGCGAGTCCGCAGCTTCCCAGGTTATATCCACCGCGCAGGCGGTCATCGCAACAACTAAAGCGTCTGAGTCCGCTGCATCGCAGGTGGTCTCGACCACCAAGGCGAGCGAGGCCGCAGCTTCCGCCGCCACTGCCACGACTCAGGCAACAACTTCGACAACCAAGGCTACAGAGTCCGCAGCTTCTCAGGCGACATCTACGGCTCAGGCGACCATTTCAACGACTAAGGCTTCAGAGGCCGCAGCTTCTGCCGCCACGGCGACCACCAAAGCCAGCGAGGCCGCTGCATCTGCTGCGTCCACGAGCGCGCTCATTGACCCTACAGTCCTCAAGGTAGACGCGACCAACAACCGCATTGGCATCAACGACACAACCCCATCGGTGAGCATCGACGCTGGATCGAACACGGACGCTATTGCGGTGCCTGTTGGCACCACGGCGCAAAGACCCGCCGATGGCGCAGGCCGCTTTAGATACAACAGCACCACTCAGGCATTTGAGGGCTACACCACCGAGTGGGGTTCAATCGCCGGAGGCGGTGGCACCAACACATTCACCACGGATAGCTTTACCGCCAATGGATCTACCACGGCGTATGCGCTCAGTCAGGTTGTCTCTTCTGAAAGCTCTCTGCTCGTATTTATCGACGGTGTTTTTCAAACTCAAGATGCCTACAGCATCGCAACCGCATCTGGCACTACTACGCTTACCTTCAGTGCTGCTCCAGCTAATGGACGAAAGATTGTTGTGTATTCGGTTGCGGCAGGTATATCAGGGACGAACCTCAACGTAGACTCGATGACGGGTGACGGTTCTGATGTAACTCTAACTCTGACAATAAACACGATTAAAGAAAACACACAGGTTTTTATTGACGGAGTTTATCAAGCGAAAGCTAACTACAGCATATCTGGGACTACTCTAACCTTCTCAACCGCACCGCCTGCTGGATCTGCTGTCGAGTGCGTCACCATGACCCAAACTGAAATCAACGTCCCCGTAGATGGGACTATAACAAGTGCTAAGTTGTCAGGTGCGCTGACTACCCCAAGTACTCTTGTGGCTACTGGCAAGATAACAGCAGACGCTGGCATAGACATTGATAACATCAACATTGACGGTACTACGATTGCCCTAAGCTCTGGCGACCTGACAATAGATGTCGCAGGTAGTATGATTTTCGATGCAGATAGTGCTGATTACTTCTTCAAAAATGGTGGGACAGAGGTTCTTAGAATCTCTGGAGACGCTACTCCCGCGAATGTTACTATGCGAGTAATGCCTAGCGATGGAGATTTTATAATTAAAGGCA